GATACGACTCGTGCGCCTGCAGATATAATAAAAATCAGAGAGTATCCTAGTCTAGGTATGACTACTAGAAATATATCTGGTAACACTACATCTTACTTCGGTGTTAAGACTCACACATACGAAGGTAAGCCAGCTCATTTCTATCCTTATGGTGATGACTGCTACAAAGTAAGAATACTACCTAAAGACTTTAGAGTTATAGGTAAACCTAAGAAACTGTTTGGCCAAGATAAGTTTAACAGTGGTAAGATCCTTGTAATTACTGAGGGCGAGATAGATGCGCTGTCAGTATCTCAAGCCATGATGGATAAGAAGAATACTTACTACCCTGTAGTATCTATACCTTCTGCTAACCAAATGAGCTTACTACTTGAGAATAGGTCTTGGGTAAGACGATTCAATGAAGTGATACTATGGTTTGACAATGACGAAGCAGGTAGGAAAGCTGTAAAAGAAGCAGCAAAGATTATTGGCTTTGATAAAGTTAAAACCATTGAGACAGAAAACAAAGATGCTTCTGATTTGTTTACTAACAAAGGTGCTGCAGCTGTTATCAATGCTATATGGGGTGCACAAAAGTACAACCCAGCTGGTATACTAACAGGCGAAAAGATCTGGCAAAAGTTTATGGAACGCCAAGAGACTGAGTCAATACCTTATCCTGAATGCCTAGGAGATCTTAATGAAAAGATTAATGGTATGAGGCATGGTGAAATTACTTTGTTTACTAGTGGTACAGGCTCAGGTAAATCTACTGTAATCAAAGAAGTTATATGGCACTTACTTTCTACAACTAAAGAGAAAGTTGGCTTAATATCTTTGGAAGAAAGCATTGGTGATACAGCTGAGAAACTTATTGGTATGAGTATCAGCAAAAGGATTGGTGGTGAGTTACCAGTAACCCATCACGAAATGCGTCAAGGCTTTGATAGAGTATTTAAAGATGAAAGACTTGTACTGCTAGATCACCAAGGCTCTGTTGAAGATAGCTCTTTGATAGATAAGATAGAGTACATGGCTCTTATGGGATGCAAGTATTTATTCTTAGATCACATTACTATTGCTGTATCAGAAGGTAATGATGGTCTTACAGGTAATGCAGCAGTCGATAAAGTTATGTCTGACTTACTTAAAATAGTAAAGAAGCATAACGTGTGGCTAGGTATTGTAAGCCACCTACGTAAAGCTACTGACGGTAAAGCTTTTGAGGAAGGTAGGATGGCTTCTATCGATGACATCAAAGGCAGCGGTAGTATCAAACAAATATCATTTGATATTATAGCTTTCAACAGAAACTTAGTTGCTGAAAACGCAGATGAACGTAATAAAATTGGGTTTGCTGTATTGAAGTCTAGGTTTACAGGTCTTACAGGTCCTGCAGGCTGGAGTGTATACGATATAAAAACTGGTAGACTAGAGAAAGGAGAGTCAGGCTTTGCAATTATCTAAGAACGATAAAATGTACCTTGATATAGCTGAAATAATATCTGAAAGATCTAGAGATAGGCTATACAAGGTTGGCGCACTAATAGCTAGGGGTGATAACATCCTTAGCTATGGTTGGAATGGTACACCTCATGGTATGGATAACGATACACGTAACCACGATGGTACCACTAAATGGGAAGTTATACACGCAGAAACAAATGCTATTGCTAAGTTGGCTGCGTCTACATCTTCATCTGAAGGAGCTACACTGTACGTAACAGTGGCTCCTTGCTCTGACTGTACCTTACTTGTTATGCAAGCAGGTATTAAAAGAGTAGTATACAAATGGCCTTACCTAAAAGAGGTAGATGGTGTACGTATAACTCAGAACTACGCTTTGGATTTATTACAAGATAATGGAGTAGAAGTTGCGCAATATAGAGATTAGGGAAAACACTAATGAAGTAGTGAGGTACCCTGAAAATATGTATTGTGTTTACTTCCATAAAGATCCTGATAGTGATAACGTAATATATGTAGGTAAAGGTACCTTACATAGAGCATATCAAATAACTAATCGTAGTTACGATCACCA